TGTGTTCTTCATAGCACAACGCTGCCCTTTGCCTGTGTTTGCAGTGTCAGTCATGGTCACACCTCCAACGGTTTCAGGTTGCTCCAACGATGCACACCCTGTGCATCTGGCACACTAGCCTTGACATCCGCAGGGATGATGAGTTGTTGCCCCTTGATGAGCAACGGCGCTTCTGCATACTTCTTCATAATGACTGCAACACGCTCCTTGTCTTGAATGCGGCACATGGCTGTGATGCTGTCGTGGTTGTTGAACACTATCCTTGCGTAGGCGGGCCACTTAGGGTCATCATGGCATAGATACATAGTGCGCGTCACGTGGTCACCAAGTCCTGACTGCGGCTTGAACGCAATCAGGGCGTCGAGCAACTCCTCGTCAAGCGTGCTGCCCAGGAACACAAGCCTACGCCCATAGCAGTTGAACACCATGCGGTTCTTGCGTGCTTCATCAATCACGTCTTGCCACCACTTACGCAACTCCGGTGTGGCGTTGTGGTATGCGTTGTATGCTTCTGTTGCTTCGACTAGTGTTAGACCGGTCACCTCTGCCAGACGTGCAGCCTGCATACGATAGTTGAGCCCGTGCCGACAACGCTTGGCGATGTAGCGCAGTGTGTGCTTGTTGGTTGCTTCATCCCAGTCCTTCTTGGGCACATCGTCGTATGGAATGTGCCACATCTCCGCAGCCAAAGCCCGGTGTGCGTCGTAGGTGCCAGGGTTCAGCCGTGCCATCTCGAACTGATGTTGCCACTTAGGGATGGGCACCTCCCACGCCACAATGCGTGCTTCTGCTTGTGCTCCATCATAATAGACAAAGCAGTAACCATCATCGGCAATGAACTGGCCACGCAAACTCTCCGGCTGGTTCTGTAGGTTCATGCCGCTATCCCACAGTGTCTTGCTGCTAGACAGCCTACCCGGTGCAGTGACCACGCCAAACTGCTTGTAGTCACTGCGCATCCGACCGTCCTCGTCCACCTTGGCGTTGATGTATGTGCTAAGCAGTTTGTGTTGTTCCTTGAAACGGTTGAGTGTGACGAGTGCTTGGCGAGCCTTCTCTGGTGTGCGTGGTGAGTTGATGATGTATTGTCTGTTGCTATCGTCAGTGGACGTGGAACGTCCTACCAACCGCAACTTGCGGAACATCCAGTCACCTAGTTGTTGCCATGACAACGGATTGACCTTGTAGTCAGGATCACCTACAGCCTCAGCCGCTTCCCGCTCAAACTGTTTGCGTAGTTGCTCCACCTCAGCCTCGAACTTGGCTGCCAACTCTGCCTTCATCTGCAAGTCAATGCGGTTGCCGAGCACAGTCATGCTGACTAGCACTGGCTGTAGCCGCATCACGTGACCAGTAAAGAAGTCCCACAGGTTCTGCTGCTTCAACTCCTGCTCCATAGCAGTAGCAGCAGCCAACGTGATGCAGCAGTCACGCACATTGTATTCCCAGAACTGGTTGATGTTGCCGCCTTCTCGCCATGCATCCTTCTCGTCCTTGTAGTAGGGGTGCGTAGTGTATTGCGAAGTCAGAAAGGCCAAACTGTGCGGCCAAATAGGATACAGCGTATGGTGTGCAAGCAGGGTGTCCATATACAATGGATCAACCTTGATGCGGTCCTTATACCATAACCAGGCACAGTCAAATGCGCCATTCTGTGCTATGAGTTGCACACGAGGATGACGGAGCACACGCTGGATGGCAACACGCACACGTTGTTCGTCACGCTCACTATATGTGTGCGTGTCCCGTGTGCGGAAGTTGATGCACATGCCTGTGTGTGGGTCATTGGCAAATCCTACACACGCAGTCTCTCCACTCATGGTCTCGATGTCGAAGGCAACAGGCTTGGCCTCCTGTATCATCTTCTCACACCACGCAATGGCCTCACTTGGTGATGGGTTGATGAGTGTGGTGATCTCATGATCCTGCCACCTGCCCTGCCGCACAAGGTCCAACTTAGCCACGTCAAGTGCAAGCACACGTTCCAGTGACGGCTTATGGATGACGTGTGCTGCATTGTAGGTCATGCAGTAGTAGATGCCATCTACCAACTTGACTGTGCCCCGCCAAGCATCAATGCCAGTGACGCCAACCAACGCCTCCAACGCCTTGTTGCCCATTACCAGCACATACTTGAGGTTGGGCAGTTGCTTCAACTCCCAACGCACAAGGCCATGCCAGTGCTGTTCTTCGTTCTTGCTGATGCCTGACTTAGGACCGGATAGCGAGACAAGTTGCCGCTTGACGACATTGGTTATGTAGCACTGATGCCGCCGGATGCCGATCTTGTCCAGCGTGCGCCACACAATCTGTCCTGACTTGCCGACAAGCGGCAACTTCATCTCACTTTCACGTTCACCAGGTGCCTCGGCTACGATAGCGAGTTCCGCCTCGCTAGTGCCGTCTGCTAGACAGTCATACTCTAGCCCTAGTTGCTGGCACTTCTCAACTAGTTGACGGTTGATGTGTCCTACTGTCATGCGAACGAGTCCAACCAGAGACGTGCAAACCGTGCAGCGTTTGCTTCCAACTCGTGGCGTTCACCAAAGTTGTGCAGTTGCATGGTGGCTACGTTTTCCAACTCAAAGTAACTGCGGCTGTCATTGCTGAAGTCAGTGCCTGGGCGCACAACGTGCATGAGGAACAAGTTGTGCGGCTTGAACACACGCAGTATAGGCGTGATCTCTGCCTTGAAGCCTGCATCTGGGCACACCCACACGTGGTGCGGTGAGCCATGCTGCAAGCAGTATTGCAGGAATAGACGACCAAAGATGTCTTGTCCTGCCTTGGGCTTGAGGAAGTCCTCAGACAGGGCAATCTGCCACTCACGATACGTCTTGTTGGTGTCAGCAACCTCAAGTGAGTCCTTGCGTTCCTCAAACCGACGCTGCTGCTCAGCAGTCCAGCCGAAGATACCTGCAACGCCAGCCTTGAGTGGTTCAGACATGCGTCGCATCACCCGTATTGATGGATGCCGCATGGACAGAATAGCATTGCAAGCAGTGTCCTTGCCACTGCGGGGAGGACCATTGAGGAAGATGAACTTCATCGTGAAAACTCCATCGGTTCCTTGCGGGTCACAGACACAGACAATGCCTTGGTATCAGTGATGAGTGTTACGGACTTACGTGCCCGTGTGATGGCAGTGTAGAAGTTGCGCCTATTGCACAGGCTGATGGCTGACTTGTTGAGCACATAGCAGACGTGCTGACACTCACTGCCTTGCATCTTGTGCGTCGTTACAGCATACGCTAGTTCCAAGTCCTTCTGTGGATAGCCTGTCCGCACGCGGCCTTCATGCACTGTCTGCACGATTGGTGGGATGCGGCATACGCGGTTGTCGAAGTCAACAACCACCTCGCCGAGTTCCTCGTCAATGTCAATGACGATGCCCACCTCGCCATTCATCACACCATACGAGCCGTCAGCACACTCCAAGTCATACCAGTTGTTGGTCATCATCACCTTGTCACCAACGCCAACAGACAGTCCTGCCTTGAATGGAATGCGCACATCACCAATGACTGCAACGAAGTCCTTATACCTGCTCCACGGATGACGAGGCAAGGCCAGCATCGGCCGCGGGTCTGGCCACAACAACATCTGCAACAGGATGTTCAACTTGGCTGTGCCAGTCCATCCATTGTTGCCAGGCACAATGATCTGGTTGTGCAGTTTGCGGAAGTCATGGCGTTGCGTTTCTGCTACCAGTGCATCAATGGGCTTGTCTGTGATGATGCGCAAGAAGTCATCATTGTCAACAGGTGCCACACCTTGCAGGATGCGTCTAGCGTTGGCTAGCACACCACTGTCAGCGTCCTGCCGCATCACTGTGCCAAGCACAATGCCATTACACTTGTCAAGCAACTCCTTGAAGATGGGAGGCTTGCCTGTCTGCCTAGGCTCGATGGGCGGCAGTTGCTGGTTGTCACCGAACACCAACAGGCGGCTGCCAGTGGGCATGGCATCCACCAACTGGCGATGTAGGTCACGGTTCACCATTGCATACTCATCAACGATAACCGTGTCGTGTTCCAGTGGGTTGCTCTTGTTGCGCTTAGGCAGTGTGACATCGAGATACTTGCCCGTCTTTGGGTCAATCTCGTTTGGCCGAGGGAACTCCAACAACATGTGGATGGTCTTGGCAGGACAACCGGTTGCTTCAACCACACGACGTGCGGCCTTGCCAGTCGGTGCGGCGATAGTAGGGGAGTAGCCAGCATCAACCAACCGCTCATACACTGTGCGTATAATGGTTGTCTTGCCGGTGCCTGCTGGGCCTGTGACAGCAACAACGCGCCACTTGTGGTTGGGGTCCAGCCCCAAGCAGCGATCAGCCGCGCGTTGCTGCTGTTCATTCAGTTTCATTGGACCGATCCCCTGACACATATAGTGCAGCAGCATCAGCAATCACTGTGCGCATGAATGTGGCCAGCGGCACGCCTGCCTTCTCAGCCGCAGCCACCAATACAACGTAGTCGTCCTCAGTCAACCGTATTGTGGACTTGTATCGCTTTGCCTCAACGCCT